AGAGGAGCAAATAAAGCTTATCCGCACAGCTGGTCGAGTAATCGCCGCATTTGATAATCCTAAGTTGGATGAGGCTGGCAAGAAGGTGTCAGAGGATGTCCGTAAGCTTGCCCTGAAGTACAGCCTGAACCTGTCGTACTTCAACTACGGTGAATCAGGTTGTAAGGACCCGGGAGATATGGCTAACGACGAAATCCAATGGGGAATTGAGCACGCCCAGTCGTTCCTCCTCGGGCAGGCTGCCTATGTTTAGCGGCACCCTTAAGCCGTATCAAGTTGAGGCTGTCGAGAAGATGGTCGATAAGAAAAAGATTCTTGTGGCATACGAAATGGGTCTGGGAAAGACTCCTATGACCATTGCCGCAATTGAGTCACTTCGAGAAAAGGGCGATATTGAGGCACCCGTACTGGTTCTGTGTCTAGCCAGCTTGAAGTATCAGTGGCAAAAAGAAGTCACTAAGTTTAGCGATTCAAACGCTCTTGTAATTGACGGAACCCCTAAACAAAGACAGGCATACTACGAGTCATACTTAAAGTATGACTACATTGTAATGAACTACGAACAAGTTGTAAATGACTGGGAAACTCTGAAGAAAATGACTTTCTCCGCAATCATTTGCGACGAGGCAACAGCAATCAAAGGTTTTCGAGCAAAACGAGCAAAGAAAGTAAAAGAACTTGGAAGAAACATACCGATTAGATTCGCGCTCACAGGAACGCCTATCGAGAATGGTCGCCCGGAAGAGGTCTTCTCAATTATGCAGTTTGTCAATCCGACTGTTTTGGGAAGATTTGACTTATTCGATAAAACGTTCATTGTACGCAACCACTTCGGCGGGGTCCAAAGATATCGGAACCTACCAACACTCCACAAAACTCTTTCCTCTCACTCGGTCAGAAAGGCGCAGAAGGACGAGGACGTAAAGCCCTATCTTCCGGATGCCGTATATCGACAGCCCCTTCTGGTACCGCTTGATAGTAAAGCCAAGAAGGTATACGAATACATCTCTCGCGACCTCCGCGAAATGCTCATAGAGGCTAGTCAACTCTTTGGAAGCAACTTCAGTATCGCCGCTCACTACGGTCAAGCTTACGACGCAAATGACCCGGCTAACGAGCTCCGAGGAAAAGTCATGTCCCGTATCACTGCATTACGAATGCTCTGCTCGAATCCTGACCTTCTCGTGGAGTCCGCACTCAATTTCAGTAATCAAACCGGAAAAGGCAGCGCATACATTCACGAAGTATCGGAACTTGGAATGCTGTCTGATTTGAAGAAAACCCCAAAGCTAGACGCAACTGTCTCTTACTTGAGAGACCACCTAGATATTGATGAGTCCTACAAAGCTGTTGTATTTTCCTCGTACCTAGGTTCTGTCCGACACCTTGTTGACCGCTTAGCTTCGCACGGGATTACCGCCGTTCCGTATACCGGCGAGATGAACGCTAAAGAAAAAGAAGCGAGCAAAGTACGGTTTCAGACAGAGACGGATGTAAAGGTGTTGGTTTCATCCGACGCAGGAGGTTACGGGGTTGACCTTCCGCAGGCAAACTTGCTTTTGAACTACGACCAGCCTTGGTCAGCCGGTTTATCCGTACAAAGAAACGGACGAATCAATAGAACAAGCTCTACATGGAGCACGATTACGATTCAGGATGTGCTAGTCTTAGGCTCCATTGAACAGCGCCAGTACGAGACTCTCCAGCAAAAAAAGAGTGTCGCAGGTGCGGTGTTAGATGGTGAAGGAATCAACTCGCGTGGCGGGGTCGATTTAACAGTAGGAAGTCTGCTAGGTTTTCTAACAGACCAGATTTAGAGGGGAGCACCAAATGGCAAAAGTAATTGAAGAAGAAGGTGTCCGGTTTACAAATCCTGACAACCTCGAGTCTCAGGTACGAGAGTACGTAAAGGTCAAGGCAACCCTTGAGCAGATGGAGGCTCGCTCCCGCGAACTCCGTGAGGCTCTGTTTGCCAAGATTGACGCGGAAGGTTACGAAGACGACAAGGGAAACATCACTCTTGAGTTGGACAGCGCCGTTGAGGAAGTAACTCGTATTGAAAAGCAACGACGAGTGACCCGTAAGCTTGACGAGTCAATTGCCGAAGAGCTCATCAAAGAGCGTGGCATTGAAGACGCCGTGTACAAGACAATTCGAGTTATCGACGAAGACGCTCTCATGGCGCAGATGTACGAAGGGCACATCTCTGAAGAAGATATTGACCAGATGTTCCCCTCAAAGGTTGTCTGGGCATTGATGACGAAGAAGAAGTAATGCCCGGTTTACGAAGCGACGAAGATATTCTCAAGGCGTTTGAGGGTCTCGACACAATTCCCGGCTCTAAGAAGTCGCGGCGTGTCGACAACCCAGTAGCCGAAAATCGTCGTGCTAAGCTTCTCGGAGAGTCAAATGGGTGGGATGCCAATCCCATCGTAAAGTCTCTCGGAGGTGTAGAGACGGAAGTCTTTACAATCAGTGCGCTGGCAGAGGCACTGGAAAAAAAGGTGGTAACCATCCGCCTGTGGGAGAAGAAGGGGTACATCCCAATCGCTCCCTATCGCCTACGGTCCAAGACGCTTCAAGGCAAGAAGGTAAACGGTAACCGGGTCTATACCCGGGAACTTATCGAAATTGCTATTGAGGAGTTTTCACGTCGAGGGCTACTTGGTTCCGCTCGTGTAGAGTGGAGCCATCACGAGGAGTTGACAGAGGCACTAGTCAGCCGATGGAAACGAGCCGTGAACCGAGAGCAGTAATGCCTCATAACCAATCGAGAGCGAAAGCCTCAAGACCGAAATGAGAAATCATGATTAACGTACCAACCGCACAGGTCGACGACTACGACCTCGACGAGCCACTCGTCGAAGATGCCCCCGAAGCAACCCCCAAGCACGGCACCTCAGTGCAGGCTGGATGGGGAGCTGCTGATGCACTCCTGAAGCCGAAGGGCGGGGACTACCCGAACGACTTCCGCTTCAGTGACGCGGTTCAGCTTGTCCGCTTTTTGGACAACGAACCCTTCTCCGTCTACCAACAGCACTGGCTCGAGCGCGAAGGAAAGAAGTCCTTTGTCTGCCTCGGCGATGACTGCCCGTTGTGCGACATTCTCGGCGACAAGCCCCGTGGCAAGTTCGCTTTCAACGTCCTCATCTGCACCGATGAGGAGCCATCCGTCCAGATTCTCACGGCTCCGCCGACGTTTGCGCGTCAGCTCCGTGCAGCGAACGACGACCCGCGTCGTGGTCCGCTGACCAAGTATTACTGGGCAATCTCTCGACAGGGTTCAGGTCCCCAGACCGCGTACACCCTCGACCGCGTCCGCGCGACCGACCTTGCCGAAGAGTGGGACCTCGATGCCGAGGCTATGGAGGAAGTTGCTGCTGGTGCGACGCGCTACGGCGCTGAGGCAGTGTATGTGACCCCCCGCGCAGAACTGCTCGAAGTCGCTCGCTCCGCAGTTTCCTAACCCACTCCCCCGGGGCTGGTCCGCTTTCCTTTCGGCAGACCAGCCCCATTCTCGTCTCTTGAATAAGGGACTAATATAGAAAGGAAAGAGGGAAGTATGAACATCATTACCACCGAAGAACAGCTTCAGGAGTTCGTCGACGCCTACCTAAAGGTTGACGCATTTGCCTTCGACGTAGAGACCATCGGGGAAGATAGGCTCTACCCAATTATCAACGATGTGTGCTGGATTTCTTTTGCCACCGAAGGTCGCACGGACGTAATCCCCATGGGGCATCCTAACGGTGAGTTTCTCCGTTACGACAAGCCACTGTTGTCGGAAGGTCAGCGCCGTATTGAGTTGGGTAAGCCGTTGTCGGATATCCACTACTCAAAAGATAAGAGTAAGTGGGTTTCGGTTTTTGACGAGCCCCCAGCCCAGCTGACTCCTCGTCAGGTGTTTGACGCCATCAAACCCTTGTTGTTTTCTGACAAATTAAAAATTGCTCATAATGCCAAGTTTGACTTGAAGTCCGTGGCTAAGTATTACCGAGGTACAGTTCCGCCCAAGCCTTACTTTGATACCTTGATGGCTTCGTTTATTGTAAACAACTTAAACCGAAACGGTCTCAACCTTGCCGCTTGTGCAAAGCGCGAGCTTGGCATTGAGGTAGAAAAAGGAGTTGGAGCTAACGTAGCGGAGCACGCTTTTTCGGCGGTTGCTAAATACTCCGGTATTGATGCCGATGTCACATGGCAGTTGTACAAGGTACTCGCTCCTAAGGTAGGTACTGACCTCAAAAAAGTATGGCGACTAGAGATGGACGTCCTCGCCGCTCTATGCGACATGGAGCAGGCAGGGGCACCTATTGATACCAAGCAGTTGCAGGTTCTTTCGGAGCAAATTAGCGCGGACAAGTTAGCTGCTGAGGCTAAGGCGTACAGGATTGCAGGTAAGGCGTTTCCCATCAACTCCATCGCGGAGAAGCAGAAGCTGTTGTTCATCCCGCAAGATGGGCAAAAAAAGCC